CTTGATATGTCAGCAGCAGGTGCGGCTATATTTAATTCTACTATTAAAGCTAATACTAAAATTGGTATAGGCATGACCCCGACAGAAATGTTGGATATTACTTCTGCTTCAGGCGATGCAAGAATAAGATTAGATGCTCCTAGTGGTTCTGATACAGAGGTTAAATTTTTTAATGCGGGTGTTGCTCAATACACAATAGGACATGATGATGCAACTGATAACTTTGTTATTGGTGGTGCAAATGTTGATGCAGATCTTGTTAGTATTAGTAAATCAGGTAACACCACTATGACCGGTAAGCTTACTCTTCCAGATGCTGGATTTTCAGTTTCAGATGCTTATCATTCATGGAAAAGAAACTATGTTGTAAGTTCATCTTCACCTCAAGAAATATTATACCACGACGGAACTTCTTTAGATACAGGTGGTAACTATAGATTTACTGCTCATATTTCAGGAACTGGAACTGATCAAAGTGCTACTGCAGTATTTTGGAATGAAAACGGAACTTGGAGAGATAATGTAACAGGACAAAGTGGAACAAGTAGTAATCACCCAGAATTTATAATTAGTTCTTCAACAAATAAACCGACAATTCACATTGATCATACTAGTAATTATACTATTGTTATATATCACGAATGGTTACAATTAAATGAACAATTAACAGGTACAGACAATGCTGGATATGCATTTGGAACCGATGCATTTTTAGGAAGTGTTGGAGATAAATTATATTTTACCCCTAATGGAACAACTGCTACAGGAGTCAATCCTCACGATGATGGTGATGAAGTATATCACGAAGGACATAAACCAACATATTCCGAGCTCGGAACAATGGCATATTCCAATCTTACTGGTACTCCAACAATTCCAACAAACAATAACCAATTAACAAATGGTGCTAGTTATATTACAGGTCTTGCATTTAATAATCTTACAAGTAAAACATCAGCTACAGGTGAATATTCAACATCTGGTTTTTTAACTGCTGGTAGAGGAAGTGGTGGTGTATCACTTACCCATAATGATGGATACGGAAATGCAAACGTAACATTTAACCACAAAGCTGGTATACCAGAACAAGCAGGTAACTGTGGTCGTATTGTAGTAAATACTGATTCTACTACTGCTCCTCAAATGAATATTGAATTAATTGCAAATACCGGTACATCTGCAATTAATACTCCATCTGCAATGGAAATAGAACCTAATGCAGTTGATATTCCAGAATATTTAAGACACTTAGGAGATACAGACACTTATATACGATTTGAAGCCAATAGAGTAAGAATAGCTGCTGGTGGTACTGTTAAACTTGATACGAATAATACTTACTTAACAGGTATAACAAGTTCACAGGTTACAACTGCATTAGGATTTACACCATATAATGCAACTAACCCAAGTGGATATACAACATACTCTTCAAACCAGGCAACTAATAATAACTCAAGTGTATCATTTAATTCGGTAACCGCTACAAGTAATGGAAGTGGAACAAATTTTAAAGTTGGAGACGATGCTTGGATAGGTGATATTAATGTCGCTAATACAATTAGAGTTTCAGGTGTCCAAAATGCAAACAATGGTTATATTTCTTTTGGTAACTCTAGCAATACTGCATTAGGTAGAGCGGGAACGGGCCAATTAACTTGGGGCAGTGATGAAATATATCACGAAGGCCACAAGCCAACATATTCCGAACTTGGTGCAATGGATGCATCTAATATTGGAAGTGGAACACTAAGCAATTCACGTTTACCAATTGGATTATTAAACAATCATCTAATGGCAGGATCAAATGCAATCTTAAGGATGCAAGAAACTGATGTTACAAATTCACCTACTTGGTGGACTGTTGCAGACGGTGGAACTTGGTCAATAAGATTAAATAACACTGGTAATTATCCTATAAGTATTAGTACCAATGCTAATAATAATGCAGTTAACTATATAAATTTAGGATATTTAACCACTTTTTCTGCAGGGATTGATGTCACAGGAAATGCTACTATTACTGGAAATCTTGACATTGGTACTAGTTCTGATGCAAGTAGATATCTTTACTTTGATAAAGCAGCTACAGGTGAAAATGGAATTGTATTTAAAAATGCTGGAAATAATAAAATTAAGATATTACAGGATTCTAATGAACACTTAAGAATTTACACTAATAATACTAATCTTGGTTTAAGTATTTTAGAAACTGGTGCTGTTCAAGTCGCTAGGCAATTAGAATTCACACAAACAACAACTACATTTGTAAACCCAGGTATTACTTATCATACTAATAATAATCTTTATATAAAGGGTGGAAGTGCAGGATTAATTTTATCTGATGATGGTGGACAAAACACTATTCAAATTTCTGATTCATCTGATCATATTAAATTTGAAACTGGTGATGGGACACAAAGAGCTATTATTAATTCATCAGGACTTGATATTAAGAGTGGTGGATTATTAATAGATGGTACTGAAAAAATTAATAGTAGCGGAAGATTGGCTGGTGAAGACCAAAGAGCACAAATAAGTGGTTCTTCAACTGGGTCATTATTTGGTAATTATCCAACAGGTGGATCTAGTGGTACAGCATTTATAAGATTTATACAACAAAACTTTACAGGCATACCAGGTTCAATTAAGTATTACGTAAGTGGTGCAAGTACTACAATAGCAGAATCAAATACATACTTAAAATTTGTTATGGAAGCAGATGGTGATTTTCACGCTGATGGCGATCTTATAGGTTTTTCAACAACCACTGGTTCTGATAGAAAGTTAAAAGAAAATATTAGGGATTTAGAAGGTTCATTAGATAAAACACTTAAACTTAGAGGTGTACAGTTTGATTGGAAAGATGAAACCAAAGCTAATGATCAAATAGGTTTTATTGCTCAAGAAGTAGAAGAAGTATTACCAGAAGTTATAAAAGAAGTAAAAACACTTACAAAAGAAGATGAAACTCACTTAACAGTAAATTATCCCGCAGTAGTACCTTTACTTGTTGAAGCTATAAAAGAGCAACAAACCATTATAAATAGATTAGAGGAGAGATTAAATAACCTCGAAAATAAAGGAGAAGAATAGAATGGCAATTACAAAAAACACTAAAGTAGAAAGAATAGATATTACTCCAGCTGTAGATTCATCAGCCGACAGTACTACTAATGATGCATATCCTACTGTTTATGTAGTTTATCTAGATACTATTGATGATTCATCTGATGATGATTTACCTATAGTGCATACCAGAGGTAAAACTTTTTATAAGTTTAATAGCGATGGCGACGAAACTACATACAGTTCAGAAGATAGTTTAATACAGACAGTATTAGGCGCAATTTGGAGTTAAGATGGCAAAACCAAACAGTAAAGATACACTTAAAGATTATTGCTTAAGATCATTGGGTGCACCAGTCATTGAAGTAAATATTGATGATGATCAGCTTGATGACAGAGTTGATGAAGCTTTACAGTTTTACCAACACTATCATCAAGATGCAATAGAAAAGTTTTTCTTAATACATACAGTTACATCAGATGATATTACTAATGGTTATATACCAATAAATGATTTAATTACAGATGTAGTTAGAATGATGCCTTTAAATGATACTGAGTCAGGTGATAAAATGTTTGACGTAAGGTATCAAATACATATGAATGATATGTATAACCTAGGGTTTATGGGAAGTCTATCTGAATATGTTATGAGTATGGAATACTTAAACTTATTAGATATGGTCGTCGATTCAGATGAAAAGCATATTAACTTTGAAAGACATAAAAACAGATTAACGATTCATATGGATTGGTCTGAAGAAGTCGAAGCTGGTAATAAGATTGTAGTAGAGTGTTATAGGATTATTGATCCTGATACATATACAGATGTATATAACGATTACTATTTAAAGAAATATTGTACAGCACTCATAAAAAGACAGTGGGGTTTAAACTTATTAAAGTTTGAAGGAATGCAAATGCCAGGAGGTGTTACATTCAACGGAAGACAATTATATGATGATGCTTTAACAGATTTAGAAAGATTAGAAGAAGAAGCAAGACTTAACTGGGAAGCACCAGTTGATTTTTACACAGGATAATATATGCCAAGAAATGTATATTTCAGTCAAGCGGTAAAGTCAGAGCAGAATTTATATGAAGATTTAATTATTGAATCTTTAAAAATATATGGACAAGATGTCTATTATATACCTCGTACTTTAGTTAACCGTGATAATATTTTAGGAGAGGATCCTGCCTCTAGTTTTGACGACGCTTATTTAATTGAAATGTATTTTGAAAATGTTGAAGGGTTTGAAGGAGACGGGGACTTATATTCTAAGTTTGGATTAGAGATTAGAGACGAAGCTACATTCGTGGTATCGCGTAAAATGTGGAATCAGTCTATTGGTAGATTTGACACAAGAATAAGTCCTAGGCCACAAGAAGGCGATCTAATATTCTTACCTATGACTAATTCATTCTTTGAGATTTCGTATGTTGAAGATGATTCACCATTCTTCCAGCTATCAAATTTACCTACTTATAAAATGAATTGTAGATTATTTGAATACAGTGACGAAGAATTTGAAACTGGTGTAGATGCTATTGATGATAAGATATCACAAAGCAGTTTTCAAATTGTATCAGATATATCTGTGACAGGTGGTAACCATCCTAAAGTAGGAGAAGTGTTAAGACAAACTCAAGTAGCTGCGGTAGGAGATACTCCAGCAATCGTTGTATTTGGAGAAGTTGCTTCTAGAGATAAAGTATCAGATACAGTAGGTAAACTATATTTACAAAACGTAGGTGTTACTGGTTCCAATGATGCAAGAGATTTTATTGTATCAGCTACACAACCATTAGTAGGTGATGAGTCAGGATATAGCGTTAATATAACTAAGATATATGGATTAAATGATACATCAGGCGAGGCATTTATATCAGATGGTGCTGCGGATAATATAACCTTTGAAGCATTTGAATCTGGGTTTATGGACTTTAGTGAAAGTAATCCATTTGGAGAACCATAATGTTTGGAGATCATTTTTATCACGCAACAATGAGAAAGTCCGTGGCGGTCTTTGGTACTTTATTTAATAATATTAAAGTAATCAGAAAAGCTTCAGGCGGTGGTGTATTAAATCAAGTTAAGGTACCATTATCTTATGGACCAAAACAAAAATTCTTAGCAAGATTAGACCAAGAAACCGGGATTGATGCTCCATTAGCAATTAAGTTACCACGTATGGCTTTTGAGATTACTGGCTTAGAATTAGACACGGCTCAAAAATTACAAAAAAGAAATGTTATTAGTGAATCACATGGCAGTGA